GCCAATACCAATACTACTTCTGGCGGTGGCAGCACCATTACCTCTGATGTAACAAATTTATACAACACAATCTTAGGCCGGGACCCAACAAAAACCGGGGATGAAGCCGGGCTTGCTTATTGGGTAAATAAATTCGGCGATACGCGTGATCAAAATGAAGTACTTGAATTTGCGGCGGCGGCGGCAAACGAATTAAAAGGGCAAAACAAATCTTGGACAGAGTCGTCTGAATACACGTCTATGCAGTCACAGCTGTCAAAATTACAGGCAGCTTACGACAAGCTGGCAGCTGGTCAGGGTGGCGGCGGTGATAGCGGCATCGTTACAACCGGCGGTCTAATTGACACGGATGGCGGCGGTACCAGTGGCGTTGTCTACGGTCCTGACGGCACGATGTACAGCTCAGCAGCTGCGGCTATCTCAGCCGGGGTGACGAACTACACCACTACCAAGCCGTCTATCCCCGGCGCCGGCACAGCAACAGCGGGCGACACCCAAGGGTTTGTCATCCCATCTGGCCAGACAGGTAATACCAACCCGGGTGGATTCATCTCAGGCGCACGTCAGCAAATGTTTACCATGCCAACTACCGCACAATTGCCGGGCGGTATAGCTAATCCATTTGAAATAGGTTAACCGTACATAATCATGCAAATTAGTACAAATAAAAAGTGTTGCGTAAATCGCACAACTGGTATTAGAATTTGCGTGGGGGACTTGCGCCCAAAATTTATTCAAAGCCAGCTTAATGCTGGCTTTTTTGTATCATGAATGATTTCACTTCGGCAACTTGGTTTCAACTCAAACGCTGGGCTGAGGCCGAGCTAACTAAGGCCCGCGAAAAGAATGACGCTGTCGGACTCTCCGAAATAGAGACGGCATCATTGAGAGGTGAGATTCGCATGATCAAGAAATTTCTCGACTTGCCAAACGCGGCAACTCGGGGTGTGGTGGCCGGGCCGGATGAATAGTCCCGCTTGGTCGTGTAAGGCAGTAATTACCGGAGAGCAACGTGGAAGAAACACAACTGACAGAAGGGCAAGCGCAACAACTTTGGAATGAAGAGGCTTCCAAGCTTGACGCCGATGCAAACGCATCCGCACTCGAGAATTTTGCCATTGATCCAGTTGAAGAACTGCATCAAGATTTCATTGAAGAAGAGGTAGCGGCTGCACCTGAGCCAGAAGCCGATCCACTGGCGGGGTTGTCTGATGTAGTGAGAGCGAAGTTGGCTCAAATTGATCAGCTGGCCGAAGCCAATACTCTACTGCAGCAGCATATAAAGTCAGCAGAGGGTCGTGTAGCAGCAGTGCAACGTGAGTTTTACGCAGCGCGTCAAGTGGCATCACAAGAGGCGCCGTCGCAGGGACAGATCGTTACTGCCGCTAAAAACCCAGAGAAGTGGGACGCGCTCAAGGAAGATTTTCCTGAGTGGGCTGGGGCGATGGAGGAATACGTCGCATCTAAATTGGGTGGCGTGCAACAGCAACCGGGTCTCGACCCAGAAGCAGTCGCCGCTTTTGTGCATCAGCAAGTTGCACAAACCAAAGCTGAGATGGGACGGCTTCTTGAAGAAGCAAGGATCGAAGGAAAGTACGAGGACTGGAAAGACACGGTTAACACAACCGAGTTTGCCCAATGGTTCAGCGTACAAAACCCTGATGTTCGCGCTTTAGCCGATAGCTCGGCCGCCAAGGACGCAATTAAGATGCTGGATATGTATAGCAAAACTAAAGAGCGTTCTGCCTCAGACATTAAACAAGAGCGTGGAGCACGACTGGCAGCTGCCGCGACAGCTCGACCCGGACAGACACGACCGCCCAAGACCTTGGACGACATGTCACCGGATGAGTTATGGAACTACGAAGCCGCAAAGCGCGAAAAGACTAAAGCGCAGCGCGGGTTTTAACTTAATCTTAAAAGGAAACAACAATGTCTATTCAAAATTACGGCACAGTTGCCTCACGTAACTTAATCCGTGCAGCACAAGGCATGCTCGAGCATGCACAACCTATCACCGTTCTGGGCGACTTCGGTACCCAGCGCGAAATGCCACAGAACTCGACAGACACCTTGGTGTTTCGTCGTACGTTGCCATTCGGTGCAAGCACCGTTGGTACCGTGATCGAAGGTTCTAACCGCTACGTCGGCACTCCTGACATCGTCGCTTCGAACTTCGTGCTGGCTGAAGGCGTTACGCCTAACAGCAACACGATCTCGTTCCAAGACGTGTCGGTCCAGTTGCAACAGTACGGTATCCTGTTCAAGTACTCGAGCAAAGTCGAGCAACTGTACGAAGATGACATCCCGGGCGAGATGGTCAAGCTGACCGGCGAGACTCTGGCTGAGGTGATGGAGATGGTTCGCTACGGCGTCCTGAAAGCTGGCTCGACGGTTATCTATGCAAACGGCTCCAGCCGTTCCGCTGTGAACACCGCGATCAGCCTGAACTCGATTCGTAAGTCGGCTCGTACGCTGGAATCGAACCGTTCACGTCGCGTGACTTCGCGTCTCGCACCGGGCGTAAACTTCGGCACCCGCGCTGTCCAGCCTGCATACGTTGTGTTTGTTCACACCGACGCAGTGTCTGACATTCGTAACCTGCCGGGCTTCACCCGCGTTGAAGAGTACGGTTCATTCAAGCCTATCCATGACCGCGAAATCGGTGCATGCGAAGACTTCCGTTTCATCAGCTCGCCGCTGTTGAAGTCCTTCGCTGGTGCTGGCTCCGGTACGCTGAACGGCATGCTGTCTGTCGGCGCTGCAGCCGTTGACGTGTATCCGTTCATCATTATCGGTGAAGATGCTTGGGGTCAAGTTGCTCTGAAAGGTATGTCGGCTATCAAGCCTGTCGTCCTGAAAGCTTCGCAGACTAACCACGCCAACCCACTGGGCCAATTCGGCTACGTTGGTGCTTCGACTTGGTTCGCGACTGTGCGTCTGAACGACGCCTTCATGGCCCGTATCGAAGCTGGTGTGACCGCCCTCTAATGCATAGCCGGGGCTTCGGCCCCGGCATCACCTAAAAGGAACACATCATGGCTGAAAGTATTAACTCCCGCGTAAATCGGCTAGCCGACGGTATCGATAGACAAGAACTTGCACAGCTCTTGGCCTCGATCCTGACCGACTTGACCGCATTGAAGGTCGCACTAAATGCACATACCCACGGTGGCGTCACGACCGGTGCCGGTACTTCCGGTGTCGCAAATGCCAGCACGATGGGCACTTTGAATACAACTTCCTAAATTAAGGAGCACTAAACATGTCCTATAATATTGAACAAGCAAACAGTGGCTATATGGCCCTGACCGCTGGCGGCCTCGCTGCTGGCACCACTGCATCACAATTGAAAACCGTCAACACGGTAACCTATCTGAACAACGGTATCTTCAAGTCGAAGACCGCTGTCGCAGCTATCACTTTGACAGGTACTGCTCTGGCTATTGGCCAAGCTTGCTTGTTCGGTGTTTTCCTTGATGCCGGCGGTAACGTGTACGTTACCCAAGGTCCTATCGTTAACGCTGGCGATCCATGCCCAGTGCCACCTGCTTCGGCTCTTGGCGCTACCGTGATTGGTCTGGCCAAGGTCACCACGACCTCAGCCATCTTCACACCGGGTACCACGCTGCTTGGCACGGGTAACACGGCGTCGTACCTCGACGTCGCTCTCATGCCGGGCACCGCGCAGTAAAGTTGCCATCCTCCCTCTGAGGACTTTAACAGGCCACCTTCGGGTGGCCTGTTCTTTTGGCGAGCAATCTTTTTTATAAAACGGAGAACAATAATGGCAAAAAAAGACGTAGTACAAGGTATCGAAATTCTGGATGATTCACCTACCGTTGACCCGGTTTCGCAAGTTGTTGACTTTCGTGAGCTCGCATCAAGCGAAGCCTTCATGAATGAGCTGGTCACCGTTCTGGTCCATTCGTCTACAGACGAGAATCAGTCCCCGCACGTCATTCTCAATTGCAATGGCACCAATCAGCCGGTTGTTCGCGGTCAGCCGACTATGATCCGTCGCAAGTATCTTGAGATTTTGGCGCGTATGAAGGAAACCAAATACAATCAGCGCACGCCTAACCCGGCTGCGCCTGATCAAATCGAGATGGTAGCTAGACACGGTCTTGCATACCCGTTTGAATTGGTTGATGATAAAAACCCACGCGGCCGCGCTTGGCTGCAAAACGTCCTTGCTGAGCCTGCATAACCATGAACTACCTTCAACTGGTTAACCGAACACGTATCGAGTGCGGAGTCTCGGGGGCTAACTCGCCCCTAAACACCGTATTAAACTTAACCGGCGAAGCTTCACGAATCGCTAGTTGGGTCAACAGCGCGTGGACGGATATCCAGACAGCGAAGGAAGATTGGCAGTGGATGCGTGAACCGTTGCAGTTTAATACGGTCACGCAGCAGCAAATCTACACGCCGACTGAGGTCGGCGTGGCTGCTACCTTTGCGAACTGGAAACGTGACAGCTTCCGCTGCTCATCGGTTGGCCAGTCGTTTAAAGACGAGCAGTTAATGAACTACATGGAGTACAACACTTTCCGTAACTTGTACCAGTACGCAAACATGCGGACAACGTACACACGGCCGGTGGTTGTTTCTATTACGGAACCGTTTCAGAATACGCGGCGACTTGACGCTGTTGTAGACCAAGTTAATGTTGGCCGGGATAACCTCACCGTCGAAACTTGTGCCGGCGTCTAACCGATACACAAACCCGTTCGTTGATACAAAGACAGAAGTCGCT